AAGTTAATGCAACGGTGGCAGAGAGGCCCAATGCAAGAGTCTGCAAAACTCTAAAACCGTCAGTTCGAATCTGACCCGTTGCTCCAGGAGGCTATATGAGTGGTAAAGGAAGTAAACCAAGACCTTATAGTGTTGATCAGAAAACGTTTGATTCTAATTGGAATAGTATATTCAATAAGAAGAAAAAGACTGATCAAGAAAAGTTTGATGAAGCAATAATGAAGAATGAATATTATGATAAGCTAACCACAGAAGAAGCTTTAACTGAAATGGTTAGGATTAGTGAAGAGATGGGTGCTTATGTTGATGAGCCTATTGAGAACCCATTGATTAAAAAATAATCTCGGTGTGATGTAATGGTAGCATAGCGATCTCCAAAATCGTTTGTTGCGGTTCGAGTCCGTACACCGAGGCCAGAAACAACGGTAGGTAGCACTGGTGTGCGGCTAGGTCTTATAAGCCTGGGAGAGCGGTCAGATGGGCTGCAACGGAAGAGTTCGAATCTCTTACCTACTACCAACGCGGATATAATTCAGTGGTAGAATGTTTGCTTGCCAAGCAAAATGTCGTCGGTTCGAACCCGACTATCCGCTCCACTAACAAGGAGAACCAAAATGGGGCTGTTGCAGTAATCTTTTTAGTTGTTGTATTGTTATATTTTATTGATAAAAATTCTTAGAAAGGAGTCCTGTTATGGACAGTGACAAGAGTGATAAGATGATGGGTGCGTAACTCAACTGGTTAGAGTAATCGGCTTTTAACCGATAAGTTGTGAGTTCGAGTCTCACCGCACCTACCATATACAAACACATTCAAACACATAATGACGCCCGGGGTTATGGATTACTGTTACGAGGATCCAAGAGTGTGTTTCTATATGGTATCTATTGGGGTATAGTGAAATGGTATAACAACTGGTTTTGAGCCAGTCGTCCTTGGTTCGATTCCAAGTGCCCCTGCCAAGTATTCGGTCTTTAGTAAAATGGAGATTACGCAACGCTACGGACGTTGAGGTGTGGGTTCGATTCCTGCAAGACCGGCCAATGGTGTCTTTAGTGTAGTGGCCTGCATTCGAGTCTGTGAAACTCGAGGTACGAGATCGATACTCGTAAGACACCCCAATGCTGCTTTAGCTGATGTGGTCATAGCAGGTCCCTGAAGAGGACATGAACTAGGTTCGATTCCTAGAGGCAGCACCAAAGTTTGAATGGGAGTGCGGCGCAGTTAGAGAGGCGCGGCTGACTGTAAATCAGTTCTTTCGGGTGAGTAGGTGCGAATCCTTCCACTCCCACCAATTTACCTTCGTAGCTCAGTGGTAGAGCATTCGCTTGATAAGCGAAGGGTCAGTGGATCGTTCCCACTCGAAGGTACCAAAGGATATTATGAAAAAATTACTTTTTATTTTAATGTTGTTACCATCCATTGCAAGTGCTTGTGACAGTTACGTTATTGGATTCAAAGGCATTAACAATGTATTTGATGATAACGCTTTTAGACAGTATGCAATGAAGTATAAAGCATGTTCATTAGCTTACAGTTGGAATCAAGTGCATACAGCTGTTAAATTTATTAACAGTACTAAGAAGAAGTATCAGCTGTATGGATTCAGTAAGGGCGCAGAAAGTATAGGACAGGTTTTAAAACAAGTTAAACGCAAACCATACCACGTAGTAACAATTGGTGCTTACCATACTGCGAATGTTAACTATAGAGTGTACGGTGTGTCAACGCAGAACTATTTTGACGGCTCGGGAAGTAGGAACAGGTCCCCGGGCACTCATATAAGAGGAGTAGATCACGAAGACATGCAAAGACACGTTAATAGTTACTATTTTGGTATCAAACAATGCCAGCGGAGAAAGGGCTGTTGACTTATTTTTGTGCTTGAGAGATAATACATTTGTAACCATTGATAAAGGATAACATTATGAAATTAGCTGCCGGTAAGTATGTGATTGCAGACCCCTGCTACATCCTCAATGAGGAAGTGTACTTCAGACTGCTGAAAGAAACCAACTACTTCATGTACGAAGCTGTTGAACGTGGTGGTGTAATGTCAGACAGTGAGACGGGAAAGTTCTTTGCTGTATTCAGTACCAAGTATGGTGATGGCACATACAGGGATGGTAAGGGATTCAAGTATGGTGTAGATGCAGGTTGCATTGCATGTATCCCTGCTGAGATGTGTGATCTGAAAGAAGACCGTGAGTACATCAACGAAGTAACTTTTGCTAGAGACTTCGAGGTACGGTACGAGGATGGTTTGATTATATTTGGAGATGTAATTATTAATACTGATCCAGATGATTTTTATGATGATGAGGAAGAAAGCTACGAAGATGTAGCGTAAGGTTTTAGTGCACCGTTCGTCTATCGGTTAGGACATTGCCCTTTCACGGCAGTAAGAGGAGTTCGATTCTCCTACGGTGTACCATTTGATATGCTGGTTGTAAGCCATGGGCCGCAAGCCTGAGTAACTATCACAATATCTGGTTATCTCGAGTAACTCCAGTGAGTCGATAGCAAATAGTGCAGCCAGCATTTCAAATGGTAACATAAAGGTTTGGCAGGAGCAGAGTCCAGTGGGAAGGACGACTAGGGGCCTGTAAAAACAAAGTAGTGAAACAATGGTATATCAACCATCAAAGTAGCGAACAGCCCTTATAGTAAACGGAGTAGCGGGAGAGAGTGATGTCTCAATGTGTCTACACCGGCCAAAAGAATCCCGTAGTCCCGTCTACGTTATTAACGGGGGTGTATTGGCACTAACCAGAACGCCAGGGTGCATACGATCACGGACCTCAAAACTCACTGACATGAGTGATAGAAACATCGTAGGTGGGTATCACACCTTGTTTAACCAAAAGTAAATGTGATGGACAGAGTAACTGCTCAGGAGGGGGCTTATGGGAATGAGTAGCCTTCCAAGATTATTGACCAGTAGCACAGTTGGTAGTTGCATCTGACTGTTAATCAGAATGTCGGTGGTTCGAGCCCACCCTGGTCAGCCAAATTAGAAAGGGTAGTATGTGGGAAGTAATATTTACGTTCTTAGCGTTATTCTTTACAGATATATTTTACACATACTATCTAAGATCAATACAGAATGAGCAGCCACTTGCATCTAGTATATGGGCTGTGATTGTATTTGCTGTTGCCAGTGTAGCAGTAATCAACTATACTACTAATCACTGGCTTCTCATTCCTGCATGCCTAGGTGCTTTCTGTGGCACTTACGTAGGTATGATTCTGAGGAGAAAGAAATAAGGTTCCAAAGTGTTCATGGACGCACACGACACTGTCACTGTCGAAGAAGGGGATCGTTACCCCTTGGGACCGCCATCATATATACATTATTGTTAACTTCCAAAGGTAATAATGAAAGCACTAATACTTTCCTTTGCGTTGCTGTTCAGTACCAACGTCCTGTCAGCAACCCAGTACGTATATAACTATTCAAAAAATGAAATTGTGATAGATGAAGGTTCAGATAAGGTAAGACCCATTGCAAGTGTTACAAAGTTGATGACTGCTATTGTAATCCTTGAAAGTGAAGTTAGCCTAGATGAAAAAGTTCCTTATAAAGGATTCAAGAACATTCCATCCAAGCAAAGAACAAGAGACGAGTTGTTAGCTCTCCTGCTGATTAAGAGTGACAACAACGCTGCAGAAGCTCTTGCAAGAAGTTTTCCAGGTGGTAGAGATCATTTTATTGATATGATGAATGTAACATCCAAGTTCCTGGGCATGGAGTATACTACGTATGATGATCCTTCTGGTCTTAGTCCTAGAAATCAAAGTACTGCAAAAGATCTTACAAAGCTGTTGCATTATGCTTCGACCTACCCTAAAATCAAACAGATTGCTTCTATGACTAGCTTCATGTTGGTAGAACCTTCTGTAAAGAAGGCAACAGCAAAGAAGAAGAAAAAGAAAGCAAGAACATTCAGTAGTTATAGAGTGATTACAGTAAACAATACTAACTTTCATCTACTGAATGAATACGAAGAGATTGAGATCTCCAAGACTGGATACACCAATCCAGCTGGTAAGTGCTTAACAATGTTTGTTACTAAGAATGGTGAGCATTTTGCAGTTGTTATTCTTGGTGAGCGTAATATGAGAGATGTAGAAAAAGTATCAAGAAAGATTTTAGATAATCTGTAGCCCTTTTAGTTAAATGGTATAACACTTGATTTGTAATCATGGATTGGCAGTTCGATTCTGTCAAGGGGCACCATCTGAGTGTAGTTCAGCCTGGTAGAATGCCTGCTTTGGGAGCAGGAGGTCGGGAGTTCGATCCTCTCCACTCAGACCAATTATAGGAATGGTTATGACTAAATTATTTGGTAAAGTTGATAAGGGTTGGGGCCATGAACTTATATGGGCATCGACCGATCAGTATTGCTGCAAGTTTTTAAACTTTGATAGACCAGCAGCAAAGACATCAATGCATTATCATGAACATAAAGATGAACAGTGGTATGTTCAGAGTGGTAGGTTTCAGGTCGACTGGATTAATCTAGAAGATGGTTCGACAAAGTTTTGTAATCTTGAGGTAGGAGATACATGGCATAATTATGCTGGTACACCTCATAGGTTAGTTTGTATTGAACCTGGAACAGTAGTCGAAGTGAGCACTGCTGATAGTGTTGAGGACAACTACAGGATTATTCCTGGCGATAGCCAGAAATAATAAACAAATGCGCATGTGGTGAAATGGTAGACACGCTAGTCTTAGGAACTAGTCTTTCGGGGTGGGGGTTCGAGTCCCTCCATGCGCACCACACACTCGCGTTTGTTGACCGCGTATAATAGGATAAGTTGTCAACATCTAGCCTCGTTAGTTTAATGGTAGAACTCCATCCTTACACGGTGGTTACGGTGGTTCGATTCCATCACGAGGCACCAAATTAAAGCCCGGGTGGTGGAATGGTAGACACAGCAGACTTAAAATCTGCCGCTTGAAAGGGCGTACCGGTTCGAGTCCGGTTCTGGGTACCAATAGGAGATGATATGAGTATAGTGCTTCGAAGAGATCAGATAGAAAAACTAATTGACATTTATAATCACTTTCATGAGATACAATCGTTTACTATCTCTCTGGATGATAATTCTGATATGATATCAATCAACTTCGATATTAACGATGTTAAAGCAGATTACAAACCAAGTGAAAAGTTTGATAAACCCTTCAAGCCTATGGTGTTTAAATGAAAATAGAACTCAGTGATGATACAGTCAATCGTCTCATATGGGATGTTCTATATGAAGACCTCAAAATTTTTAGAGTAGACTTGAATCGACTGGATAGTATGTCTATACTCAATGAAGCAGATCGTAGAGATTACAAAGACTACCTAAGATATATCAACGCTCTTGAAACTCTTTTAGAGTATTATAGCGTTAAATAAACACCTGGCGTTCGTTCAACGGATAGGACAGGAGTCTTCTAAACTCTTAATGGGGGTTCGATTCCCTCACGCCGGACCAATCAATGCGGGATTAGTTTAATGGTAAAACAGCAGATTTCCAATCTTCGGTTATCAGTTCGATTCTGATATCCCGCTCCAAACAAAAAAATGGATCTTAATTCTAAGTTAGAGAATAAAGCAGAAGAGCTAGACAACCAGGTGATGTATTCACCACAAGGGTTGTCTAAACTTTTATTAGAAGCATTGAATCGTATTCAACAACTCGAGTCTGAAATTGAAGTACTGAAAGAAGAAAATGCAAAACTTAATTCTAACTTTAGATAATAGTGGACTTCCAAACAATTGGACTACATGGCAAGATGCCGTAGTATTGAAATGTAAAGGACTCATCGCATGGGAGTTTGGTGATGAGGAGTTTATGTTCAGAGGTGGAATATCTCGTATGACAGGAGAGCAATCTACTGTGGAGGTATCGTCAATCATTGCTCTCAAATCAAAGTTCAAGTACAAAGGTAGATCACCTGCATTCTCCAATCGTAATTTGTTTAGACGTGATTTACATACCTGTGCTTATTGTGGTAAAAGTTCTGGTGACCATGAACTAACTAAAGATCATATTATTCCACAATCAAGAAAAGGTCCTACATCGTGGATGAACTGTGTTACAGCGTGTAAGAAATGTAACAATAAAAAAGATGACAGAACACCAGAAGAGGCTAATATGCTCTTGCTGTATGTTCCATATATACCGGATAAGGCTGAGTCACTCATTCTTCAGAACAGAAACATTCTAGCTGACCAGATGAACTTTCTGTTGAATTTTATTCCTAAACATAGTAGAGTGTGGAACACTGTTAATTGATTGGAGTTTTTATATTATGATGCAGCAATCTGTTGAGAATAAAATAAGTATTATTTCAAAGCAATATGATTATGTAGACTTTGATCCATTTAACAAGAAGCATAGGATCGCTTTCCTGGAGTTTAAATTCACAGGAAAGTGGCCTAGCAATCTTCGATTCAATCTTGATCCGTTGTACAATAATGTACCTTCGATGATCAATCAAAAGCTACTCAACTTCTACTTTAACAGAGACCGAGCTATCCCTAAAGAACTGAAAGAAAGGTATAATACACAAAATGTCATCTACCCCATCGGAGCAATCACAGCAGGAGACGAAGTTGAGTAATGAAGGCGCAAAAATTGCTATTACGCAAGTATCAGAAATAATTAAGCAACGTATCAAAGCTGATAAGGCACAGTTTAAAGCTAGTGATAACATCTCTAAGTACGTCTACGATAACGAGCTACCAGTTTTGGTAGAAGAAGTCAAGTGGAAGTTTCAGAAGGTACTAGACTCACTCATCATTGATACAGAGAATGATCCTAACTCCAAGGATACCGCTAAGCGTTTAGCTAAGATGTATGTGTATGAACTAATGTCAGGTCGTTATGAACCTATGCCTGATGTAACTTCTTTCCCTAACGAAGGTGAGAACCGATTTGAAGGTATGCTTGTAGTGCGCGCTGAGATCCGTTCTATGTGTTCACATCACCATCAGCCTGTTAAGGGTGTTTGTTATATTGGTATCATTCCTACAGGTCGTGTTATTGGTCTTTCAAAGTATGTTCGTCTTGCTCAGTGGTGTGCACGTCGTGGTCAACTACAAGAGGAATTGGTTAATCAGATTGCTAAGGAGATTATGAAGGCAACTGACACAGAGAACGTTGCCGTATACATCGAAGCTACTCATGGATGTATGGATAACCGTGGTGTCATGGCTCACTCATCAATGACACAGACATCAGCTGTACATGGTCTGTTCCATAACAATAGTGTTAAGCAAGAGTTCTTTGATAACATTAAATTGCAGTCAATGAAGAGTTGACTTCATTAATTAACTAACATACAATTGTCAGCTATGAAAGATTTGTCAGTATTTGCAAAAGAAGTATGGGCTGCAGAAAGTGTTGATGCTAAGAGAAGTGCAATGCTACTCTTACTGGGGCAGTTTCAACACAGGGACAAGATCCAGCAGTTCATTGAGGAAGTAGAGTCGACTACATCTTCTAAACGTCTCGACTTCTTAGCAGCAAATCTTGTTTTGAGAGACGGTGACCCTGTAATTAAATAATCTTTTTAACATGAAATAGGAGAAGTAAAGAATGACACAGCATGAGAAACTAATTGGCTTTTTCAAGTCCGGTAAAGAAATCACTGCAGCACAGGCAGCTGGCTTGTTTCAAGTAACTAACTTGGCAGCACGTGTATCTGAGTTGCGTGCAGAAGGTTACTCCATCTACACCAACAAAACTAAGAATGGTAAGACTGCTTACCGTCTTGGTACACCATCACGTCGTATGGTGGCTTTGGCTTACCGTTTGGTCGGTAACCAAGCTTTCACACGTCACGCCTAATCACTAAAACGTGAGATAACCCGCTGTCTAACAAACAGCGGGTTTTTATTATGAAAATTTACTTTGTAGAGTTTACACATAAACAGTCAGGTAAGAAATTTTATAAGTTTGGCATTACCAAGTACGGTGATGTTATGAAGAGGTTTTCAGAAGAAGAGAGTATCAGATTCAAGAACGATCCAAAACAATATGATGATTTTAATATCAGAGTCATAGCAAGTGCCTGGAACGAGTATGAGCAGGTAGCAGAACAAGAAAAGATTCTTTTGAAAAAATATCCAAAGAATATTTGGGTAGAAGAGTATGTTGGTGTAACAGATAAAACTTATAAATTTTCAGGTGTAACAGAGTGTGTTAGTTTAACATACAATCAGGTTGTAGAAGCAAGAAAATATATGTATAATTTGAGAGAGGAGTGGGGTAATGATAAGCACTAGTATATGGGTAACATTTCAGAAAGAGGGTATCCACAAGTACCCAGCTGCAACATCAGACCCTAAACTTGCTGAAGTATCGTTTCTAGGATATCCACACCGACATATGTTCCATTTCAAAGTGGAGCTAGAGGTGTTTCACGATGACCGTGATGTTGAATTTATTTTGTTGAAGCGTGAGTTAGAAGGCCTATATAATACAGGCACGCTTCAACTTAATAATATGTCCTGTGAGATGATTGCTAGAGAACTTCTTACCTATATGCATGAGAACTACCGTGGTCGCAACTGTACAATTAGTGTCAGTGAAGATAACGAGAATGGTTGTACACTTGTTTATAAAAAAGACGCGACACTAGAACCTGGTAAGTCTATAGATTTCACTAAAGCTCAACTTGCTGACTGGAAATAATTATGGCTACATTTTGTCATATTGCACCGATCCCCCATCTTGAAATTGTTAAGGGAGCATCAACACACTTACTACTTGCTCATCTAGTTGAGCAGAGTCCTGAATACGTTGACTTCTACCTTCAAGAACAAAAGAACGGTAGTACGTTGATTCTTGACAACTCTGCTTTTGAAATGTACAAGCAGAATAGACCAATGTATGATATTAACAACCTAATTAACATGGCCAGAAAGGTCAATGCTAACTATGTCGTGATGTCGGACTATCCCAATGACTATGGATCAAAAACAATTAAGGCTGCAGAACAACTAGCCCCACAACTACGAGCGGAAGGCTTTGGTACCTTCTTCTGTCCCCAATCAAAGATAGGAGATAGAGATGACTTGTTCAATGCTTTTGAGTGGGCAGCTGATTCTGATCACGTTGATTACATTGGCGTATCCATACTTGCAATTCCAAACGCATATGCAGTCGAGAAAGGTAATAAACTACAACGGTTTGTAAGTCGTTTCATGTTTATGCAAGAGCTATACGATTGTGGTATCTTATCTAAGATCAAAGCTAATGGTAAAAAGATCCACATGCTTGGTATGCTTGATGGTCCTGGTGAGATTAGATTGATGAGTCAGTTCAGTGAGTATATCAATACATGGGATAGCAGTGCTGCTATTTGGCTTGGTCTTCATGCTGGTAGAACATTTGACGACTCTCCTACCGGTCTACTACATGGTAAGTACGAGGAAGAGGTTGACTTCAACTACCGCAACGACAAAAGCGTGTTGACTGCAATCATCAATAAGAGTATAATTGACAACTATGTTCAGATATACCTAATGGAGAGTGAAGATGCCTAATTATCAATATAATGAAGATGTTTACCTTGCGGACATTAAGAAATATCTTGATTCTACGTATGGTCAGCATTATGTGGCTAAAGATATACAAGTGGTGGATGTGTGGGAGTCTCTTGGTTCGCTTGAATCAACAGCACGTGATACTGCTATCAAATACCTGTGTCGGTATGGTAAGAAGGATGGTAAGAATAGGAAAGATCTATTAAAAGCCATTCACTATATTATTTTAATGATGTATGCTGGTGAAGAAGAACAACAAGCTGAAAAGCTTCAGAAAGTTTTTCAGCAAAGGCCACTTGGGCCACTTGATCCACAACAAGACATTCGTGATGCTTATGAAAGGGTAGATTATCATGATTCATATTCTGGGAAGTAATAGCAATTCAACCCTCACTGAGGTGCAAGAAGGAGACTCTCAACCAAATGCAATTGACCTTCGTTTGGATAGAGTGTTTGCTATGAATAATGCTGAGTTTGTTATTGATAACGAATCAAAGAAGCATCGTGGTACATACGAATGGTTACCAGATGCTGATGGTTGGTATCACTTGAACGAGGGTACGTATGAGATAGTAATGGAGAACATCATCCATATTGGTCCTGATGAGGCTGGTTGGGTTATTACCCGATCAACTTTAAATCGTAATGGTGTATTCATTACATCTGGACTCTATGATTCTGGATACCATGGTGTGATGGCTGGTGCATTGCACGTGCGTGGTGGTCCAGTAAAGATTAAGAAAGGAACACGTGTAGCACAGTTCCTACTTTTTAAAGCAGAAGCATTATCCGAGTACAACGGCTCATATGGTTTGAAAAGTGAGCATGATAAAAAATATACACAAGGAGTTTTACAATGAGTGAAGGTTTCAAATTACAAATAAGCATTGAGGAGCTACAGAAACGTAAGTTGTTTCTTGCTGTTCCAATGTACGGTGGTCAGTGCGCTGGTATGTTCACACGATCAGTAGCAGACCTGTCGGCTGTGTGTACTAAACACGGTATTCCTCTACAGCTCTTCTTCCTTTTTAACGAGTCTCTTGTTACACGTGCACGTAACTACTGTGTAGATGAGTTTATGCGTTCTGGTGCAACCCACCTGATGTTTATCGATAGTGATATTGGATTTAATCCACAGGATGTTATCGCTATGCTGGCTATGCAGTCGGATGAAAGTCCATATGATGTTATTGGTGGTCCTTATCCTAAGAAATGTATTTCATGGGAGAAGATTAAGCAAGCGGTTGATAAGGGTATGGCAGACGAGAATCCAAATCAACTTGAGAAGTATGTTGGTGACTATGTGTTTAATCCTAAAACAACACAGCGCGAGATTCCTCTCAACCAACCAGTTGAAGTTCTCGAGATTGGTACTGGTTTCATGATGGTTCGTCGTAAGACATTTGAAGACTATCAGAAAGCATATCCACACCTCTACTACAAACCAGATCATGTGCGTACAGAGCATTTTGATGGTACTCGTGAAATCATGGCTTACTTTGATTGCGTTATTGACCGTGGATACGGTTACGAGAATCTTCACCAGTTGTTGCGTGATGTTGCTGAAGGTAAAGAAGGCCTCCAGGATATCGCTAAACGTATGGTAGATGGAGAACAGCATTCATCTAAACGTTATCTGTCAGAAGACTATATGTTCTGTTACAATGTACAGCGTATGGGTGGCAAAGTATTCTTCTGTCCATGGATGCAATTGCAACACGTTGGTAGCTATGTGTTTGGTGGTTCGTTAGCTGACCTCGCATCGATTGGTGCATCTGCAACTGCTGATACAAGTAAACTCAAACACAAATCCAAGAAGTAACTAAGGATATTACATTATGAAACTAAGTGCAAGAACAATTCAGGTTTTGAAGAGCTTTGCTCAGATTAATCCTTCTTTGATCTTTACACCTGGTAATGAAATCAAGACAGTATCACCACAGAAAACTATCCTAGCTAAAGCTACTATTGCTGAAACAATTCCTCAGCAGTTTGCTATCTACGACCTGGTTAAGTTTCTTGGTGTACTGTCGTTGTTCAACGATCCAGATCTTGAGATCAATAACAAATTCATTACTATCAAAGGTGGAAGCTCCAATCTAAATTTTGTTTACTGCTCACCAGATATGGTAGTTCAGCCTCCTAAAAAGATGATCGAGCTACCAAACGATTGTGTTGAGAAAACAATAACACCAGCAACTCTTCAGTCGGTAATGAAAGCAGTTGGTGTACTTCAACTACCAGATGTTGCCTTTGTAGGCAAAGATGGTAAACTCACCATGGAAGCTTTGGATACCAAACCAAACAATCCTAATCAAGATAATATCAGTAACAATTTCTCTATAGACATAGGAGAAACTGTTAAAACTTTTAAGATGATCATCAAAGCTGAAAACCTAAAGATCATGAATGAAGAGTATACGCTGAAAATATCTCCTCAAGGCCTTTGCCATTTCAAAGGTTCTGATGTAGAGTATTGGATTGCTTGTGAGGAACATTCAACTTACCTGGGATAATTAATGATTCGTGATGACTTTCTTTGGGTTGAGAAATACAGACCTAAAACTATTGATAATGCTATTCTCCCTGACTCTCTAAAAAAGACATTTCAACAATTTGTTGATCAGGGAGAAATTCCAAACCTATTGTTGGCAGGTCGAGCTGGTGTTGGTAAGACAACAGTAGCTCGAGCTATGATTGAGCAGCTTGAGTGTGATTACCTGATCATCAACGGATCGATGAATGGTAACATTGATACCCTACGAAATGAGATTAAAGAGTTTGCTTCAGCGATCTCTTTTTCTGGTGGTCGTAAGTATGTTATTCTTGACGAAGCTGATTATCTCAATCCTAATAGTACACAACCAGCTCTTCGCAACTTCATGGAAGAGTTTTCAAGAAACTGTGGATTTATTCTCACAGCCAACTTTAGTAACCGTATCATTGAACCTCTCCATAGCAGATGCTCGGTAATTGACTTTAAGATCGAAAGAGATCACAAGCCGCTAATGGCAAAGGATATGTTCAAGCGTGCTTGCACTATCCTAGATACAGAAGGTGTTTCCTACGATTCAAAAGCAGTGGTTGAGGTTGTTAAGAAGTTCTTTCCTGATATGCGTCGTATCCTCAACGAGCTTCAGAGATACTCTGCTACCGGTAAGATTGATAGCGGTATCCTTGTTAACTTCTCTGAGGAGAATCTAAAGACTCTCATGGACCTTCTCAAACAGAAGAACTTTACAGAGGTCCGTAAATGGGTTGGTGAGAATAACGACATAGACACTACAACGTTCTTTAGACGCTTGTACGACTCCGCTTCACAGTATATGAAGCCTGGATCTATTCCGATGCTCGTCATGACTATTGCCGACTACCAGTATAAGGCTGCGTTTGTTGCTGATCATGAGATAAATATCCTTGCTTGTCTA